TCTCCTTTAATATATGAAGTGATGAATGAAAGTCGTAGAGAAATTCCAAGATATAACAAAGATGGAACTCGTGCTAAAAAAGATTGGGTGCAACGTCAATGTCAAGTTTGCAATCAGTGGGTTGGTAGTACTAAGTTAAGTGTTGACCACATAGATCCTGTTGTCTCTGTAGAAGATGGTTTTATTGATTGGAATCAATTCATAGACCGTGTTTGGTGTCCTAAGAGTAACCTTCAGCGTATTTGCGACACGTGCCATAATGCGAAAACAAATGCGGAACGCATTGCAAGGTTAACTAAGCAATACACAAAAGAGCTAGATGAGATTGAGATTCAGGTTAACATATCTGACGACCACAGGAACCTATACGGTGGTACTGGTGCTTTTAAGACCATGATAAAGAGTCTTAACAAGTATATTGCCAAGAAGAAAACTAAAGGCCTAGAACAAATTGTAGAAAGAGCCTCGAAGCTCAAAGAACGCGTCCAAATATATAAAGCAACTTACGATAACACCTAAGGAGAATAAATGTCAAAACTTAATTCAGTTAAAAAGGTACTCAGCAAGTCTTTCGTCGACAACCATGAGAACGTCAATGAAGATGTGGCTTCTGACCTAATTGTTAAGGCCGAACAGAAGGTTAAGGCTATTAAAGAGGAGCGTGTGGCCGACGAGAAGTTGGCTCAGGCTAAACTTATTGCAAAGGACCTAAACTCTGCATATTCTAGCGCTATTAAGTACGAACAGGCTAAAATCGACTTCCTTCTTGAGAAGATTGAAGAGATCCAAAGTGGCGATATTAACCCTAGTTCAGGTGCTAATGCCTGATATTATTAGAGTCATCTAGCTTTAGGAGATTTTATGAGCTTAAGAGACTCTTACTTTGACGGACCTACAGGCGTAAACGAGCAGATGGATGCTGCGTTTGATGCCGGGGTACTTTATGTCACCACTAACTTAGCCACCTTGACTACTGCTTTGGTTTCTGCGGCTGCTCAGGGTCAATTACAGTTCAGTACCACCGTAACTGGTACGGGCGGCGTTAATGCTGCTTATCTCAGGGGCAATAACGGTAACAATCTACTTTTGAAAGCCTTTTTTGCAGGCATCATCAGTGGTTTAGCTGCTGAGGAAATCTATCATTATCAGGCGCGTCTTCAGCTTGACGTATCCGATTCTGTTAACACAAATGTTCTATTCTGTTTTAACTTCGGCACACCAACTAGTTCCTGCGGTTGCGGTTGCTCTAGCGGATTACTAAATTCGTCTAGCACAGTGGCAAAACCAGGTTCTTGCTACTAATTTAGTTCAATTTTGACCACCATGAAAAGGGCATGCTCAAACCATGCCCTTTTCTATTTGTATAATCTGTACATGGCAAGATTCAAAGAACCCGCGCAATTACACAATCACAGCAAATATTCATTACTTGATGCAGTCCCATCGCCCGAAGAGTGGGTTGGATGGTGCTTAGAAACGGGTACTCCAGCTTTAGCCGTGACCGATCATGGTACAGCGATCTCAATGTATGATGCTCTTCGCACTAAAGAGTTCATTAAGAATTATAATGAAAACAAACTTGAAGAGTTTGGCGATCAATGGAAAAAGACCAATCCCAGTCCGACAAAAGAAGAAACCAAAGAATACAAAGCTAAGGCAAGAGCATTTGCTGAAACTCAATATAAACCATATCCACTTGACGCTGTAACTCTTATTCCAGCGGTTGAATTATATGTTAAGTTGAACGCAGAAGATAAAAGTCATTTTCATATCACAGCATGGGCAGCAACCACTGAGGGTTATCATAACTTGATGAAACTGTCGTCACTAGCGTATAATGATACGGTTTCATTCTTTGGTTCTATGAAAGCGCGTGTCACCTTCAATCAGATCAAGCAATATAAGAAAGGTATTAAGTTTGGTACTGGCTGCATTGCTGGTCCCATTGGAAAGGCATTCTGGGATGGAAACAAGCAACTTGCAGAAGAACGATTCCTTATGTACAGAGATTTATTCGGAGAGGACTTATACATTGAGTTCCACTGTAACGATGTCACTCACAACTTTAATAAGAAAACTGGGAGTTTTGACCCAATCCCGGGGGATGAGTGTTCATGCGACGGTAATAAGCAGAAGGGATACAATCAATTCTTACGAGAAATGGTTGACAAATACGGGGGAAAGTGTATACCTGTTACGGATGCTCACTTCATCTCCCCAGAGGATAAAATCATCCAAGATTGCCTCCTTAAGAACGGCAACTCTAATGGATGGTACTTCTATGAGTCCTACCACCAATTACGCGCGGAGCAAATGTATGACAAACTCAGAGTCCACCTTGGAGAGTGGCTCACGGAAGAGAAATTTACGTCATGGATTGAGAATACATATCAGGTGGCTGATTCTGCACGAAGTATTAGCGTCAAGTTCGAATACCATCTCCCCAAAGTTGCAATACCAGAACACATCCAAGAAAAAACTTCTGATTATGATAAGCAAACTTATTACCTAATGATGGATCTTATCAAGGAACATGGGCGCTGGAACAACGATCCAGTGTATGTTGCTCGCTTTAAGCAAGAAGTTGATGTCATCATGAAGAACGAGAAACTTAACTTCATACCATACTTTCTTATGTATGAGGACATTGGCAGGTTTGCTAGGTCACAGGGTATCTTGCAGAACATTGCTCGTGGTTCTGCCGGCGGATCACTTCTAAGCTTCTATCTAAAGATCATCCACGTTGATCCTATTAAGGCCAACTTACCATTTGAGCGTTTTCTATCGCATGCACGTATTAGAGCTGGCTCATTTCCAGACATCGATGCGGACATCGGCGATCGCGCTCGATCCTTAATCATGAAGTATCTTCGCGAGAAGTATGGTCTTGGCTTTGCCCAGATTGCTACCTTCCAGAAGATGAAGACAAAGAATGCTATCAAAGATGCCATGTTTGCTATCTATGGACGCAACAGGAACGACTTTGAGGTAAAGGCTATTTGTGATGATATCCCAGATTCACCTCAGGGTGTTGACGAGCATGACTTTTTATACGGAGGCACAGATCAAGAAGGCAACTATAATGCTGGTCAAGTTGAAGTAAATAAGAATCTAGCTAACTTCTTCGCGACCTATCCAGACGTGGAGCAGATGGTTAAGAAGCTTATTGGCACTATCCGTGGTTGGTCTCGCCATGCATCGGCATTCGTCATATCGACGTTAGACTTGTCAGCCGAACGTATTCCTACAATGATCATGAAGGACAAGGAACTTGGTGATCTTCCGGTCACTCAGTACGACGCCACTATGGTTGAGAAGTGTGGACTTGTCAAGGCAGATATTTTGGGAATCAAGACCCTTACTGCCGTCTCGGATTGTATAAAGTTGGTCAAAGATGCTGGTGGACCTGATTATTTAGAAGAAGTCAGTGGCATGCCTTACATCTATAGGTTGCCAGAAGACAAGGGAGTTTACACAGACTTCTATAATAAAGATACTGACTCTTCGTTTCAGTTTAATACTGAGTTGATCAAAGGATATATCCAGGAGTTTTGCCCGTTGAAGCGCGGCGATCTTATGGCTATGACGGCCCTGTGTCGTCCAGGTGCTCTAGATGCTCCGCTGTACGATACTACGGCTGCCCAATACTACATGGATATTCGTAATGGTGTTCGTGACATTGAATTCTTAAATGAAGACCTAAGGCCTATTCTTGAGACGCATAACGGCGTTTTCGTTTATCAAGAAGAAGTCATGCGATTCCTAGTTGAGATTGCAGGTTACACGTGGGAAGAGTCTGACTTAATTCGTGGTGCTATTGCCAAGAAGAAACACGAAGTCATCATGAATACGTTTAGCAAGATCCGGGTGGCCTGCAAAGCTCGAGGCTGGGAAGATGAAGCTATTGAAACAGTGTGTCAGCAGATTCAAGCTTTCTCTAGGTATTCGTTCAACAAATCTCACTCATATGCATATGGCGAGCTTGGATATATCACCATGTATCTTAAGCATCATCACCCGCTTCAATGGTGGGCCAGCACGTTAAACTCGAACGCAGATGACGAAGTCAAGATGCGCAAGTATATTTCGAAGTTGGGTGATGTAGTTAGACCACCTTCGCTTAAGTATCCCACGAATCAGTTTGATGTCCGTACCATTGACGGTAAGGAGTATATTGTTACTCCGCTGTCGGCAATCAAGGGCGTCGGTCCCGCGGTTGTAAAAGAACTTTGCTCTAAGGGACCTTTCCCATCGGTAGCAGACTTCATTAAGCGAATTGACCATGCTAAGGTTAACTCTGGTGGAATTTCGTACTTGGTTAAGGGTAGAGCTGCCGATGACATGATGGACATGTCTATACCAGACTACGCAGACAGAAGAAAAGCGTTTATTGATACATACTCTGAGCTGCGCGGCAAGAAGATTAAGCTTCAACCAGACATCTTTCAGTATGATCCGCTCTCAATCTTCTTGATGGAGAAGGAGCACAACCAAGCTTTCAACAAGCACCTACTATCTAATCCCGACATCATAAACGTCATTAAGAGCAGGTGGCAAGGGCTCACAGAAACAGGTAGAGCTGGTGTCCCGCTTATGATGGGCAAGACTCCAGTTATCTCAAACATCAAGGTGGCCGAAGGATTAATTAAGAAGGGTCACGAAGCCGAAGTAGGCATGATCCTACTGTTTGAATCTTCTGAATTCTCTAAGGGCATTTCTAAGAAGAGTGGTCGCCCGTGGAAGAAAGTTGCCGTTTACCTATCGGATGGGTACTCTACGATTGAGTGTACAGAGTGGGATCGTAAGGCAGCGCTTGGCTGGGATAAGAATAGTATTGTGTATGTTCGTGGAACTTTAAAGCAAGGTTGGAAAACTCCGACTTGCCTTCAGATCAAAGAGATCGAACGCATAGAATAACTTCGATCTTGTTTGTTTAGTATCATTACAAAAATAAGGATAATTAATGGCAAAATTTAC